TTAATTCTCCAAAGCCCCGCGGGCGGCTTTGATAAAAATCCGCAGGGTTTCCTTATCCATTTTTTTCAAAAGCTCGACAGCTTCTTTCAAATCTTCATCTTTCATCCCGCCCTCGATCTCCGGATCGGGGGCTTTTTTTGCGCCCTCCGAAGCTGCGGGGGCATCTCCGTAAAGGAGGTATTCCACGGGAACACCAAGCACTAAAGCCGCTTTTTGTAGCTTTTTAAGGCTGGGACTATGCATTCCCGTGTTCCATTGTGAATAAGAACCGGAAGAAATCCCGCTTTTTTCATAAAAGACTTGTTTCGGCATCTCTATTTCTGCCAGACGAATTTCAATTCGCCGCAAAACAGATGAAGTATCAATTTGCATAAAAAGTACCATTAAAATTTAGCAATATTTAACCCTTAACAACTCTAAGTTTTTATTGACATTAAGGAAATACTTAGGTATACTTAAACTTGCAGAGGGTAATACAAAACCGAGCCCCCTGCACTTAGCGGACTGCGGAAAATATTAAGGGTTGTTGGCACTTCCATAATACCACAGTTTGCTAAGTTGTCAAGTAAAACTTAGTTTTTGTTGATTGCGGAGAGGGAAAGCCGCCCTGATGCCGTAACATCGTGGCGGCGGCCGAGCACTTAGACCGGCGGTTGGACGATGCGGAGCCGGCTAAATCTTTTGCACTTTTCCTCGCCGTATTCAACGGAAACTAAGCAAGAATCAAACTGGAGGTGACAGAATGAGTTTTCGCAGCGCTCGGGTGGCTGCTGGGCTAAGTGTCCGGCAGGTCATCGAGAAACTAAAGGTGACGGATGCGGCGGTTTACATGTGGGAGACCGGCACGCAGGCACCGAGGGCCAGCCGCTTGCCGGAGATCGCCGAGCTGTACGGCTGCACGGTGGACGAGCTGTTGAAGAAGGAGGATGACAAATGATCGAAACCATGACGCTGCACCAGGCATCGAAGTATCTTAGAGATAAAGGCTTGAGCCTTTGTTCTGACACTCTGGCCGACGGCCTGGAGCAGGGCGTGTACCCCTTCGGCGTGTGCATCCGCACCGACCGCAGCCGGGTGTTTCAGATTTTTAAAAAGAAACTGGATGCGTGGATTGAGGAGAGAGAGGAGTAAACATGACCAACCAAGAATACAGGGCGCTGGAGGATGCTTTTCTGGCACGGCACGATGCGCTGTGCGAAGATAAGAACCCGCTGGAGTGCGATTGTTTGGCCTGCCCCTGCAAGGGTATGTGCGATGCGCTTTGCGCATATGACCCGGCGGATCTATAAGCAAGGCGACGGAATGATGCTGACATGGGCGCTGGTGTATCTGGGAGCCGGGACGGCGGTTTACGGCTTCATGCGGCTGCTGGAGCGGCTGGAGAAATAAGGGAGCTGGTGGATGCTTGAAGGACTGGAGCAGATGCCGGAATTGCCGGTACGGAATGACCGGGGCGAACCGGATGTGGGACTGCAATTACGCAGAGATCACGGGCAGGTGCAAGCCCCGGCCCCTGTTGGACGAGGAGGGCAAGTGCCGGAGCTATCAGCCAAGGAGGCGACGGAAGAAATGCGGGTATATCGCTACGTGACGAAGGACAGGTATCGGCTTCCGGTGGCGCAGGCGGACAGCATGGGAGAGCTGGCGGCGCTGATCGGGCGCAGCTATGGAACGGTTCGGCGGGCCATGGAGGCCGTGTACCGGGGGCAGAGGACAAGCGGCCCCTATGAATACGTAGATCTAAGCGACGAGGAGGAAGAAGAGGATGTTTTTGTGCCAGTATTGCGGCGAGGTGTTTGACGAGCCGACGGTGGAGGAGGAAAAGGACGTGGGCTACCACGGGCTGAGCTGCCCCCGGTGCGGCGAGGCGCTGGGGCCGCTTTCGGAGCTGGAGGCGAGGCCCTGCCCCCTTTGCAGCGGGTGGCGCTGGAAGAACGAGGCGGCCTGCGGGACGTGCCGGGAGAACACCCGGTGGCGGTTCCGGTGGCTGATGAAGGCGGGCTTCGGGCGGACGGAGATGGAGGTGATCGACCAGCTGCTGGAGGGAAACAGCCTGATGGACGTAATGGAAGAGGACAAGAAGGAGGAGAAGGAGAAATGCTGAAGCCTTTTAACGAACTGGTGAAACTGGATGTGCGGCCCCTGTGCGGTCTCCGGGACGCCAAGGACGAGCGGGGGAACACGGTGAAGGTGCCTTATCTGGGCTGGGCCAACTGCGTGAAGCTTCTGCACGAGAACGGAGCGGAGAGCGTTTGGTACGCTCCCCGGCGCTGCCCGGAGACCAACAGCTACCTGTGGCCACAGGCCAAGGTGACCACCAGCAAGGGGAGAGTGACGGAGTGCTGGTTCGTGTCGGTGGAGATCCACATTGACGAGAACGTCTTTTCCTACGATATGCCGCTGCTGAATGGGTCGCTGGTGGTATATGAGGACACGCTGAACCAGCTGCGGATCAACAATGCGCTGGCCAGAGCCTTTGTCAAAGGCGTGGCGGTGCGGACAGGGCTGGGCTTTGACCTATGGGCCGCCGGGGACGGCGACGACGGGGAGGAGGATCTGTCGAGGCACAGCATCTACGCCGTGAAGGAGCGGCTGGAGCGGCTGATCACCAGCAAGGAGCAGGGGGGACTTTCCCACCGGGATCTGCTGGCGCAGCTGGGCATCAACGACAAGCAGATGGCGACCATGATGGGGTGGTTCGACAAGCTGGGGAGCCTTGAGAAGGCGGTGAGCCGCCTGTGATCCACGACCACGACCGCAGCGGATGGATCGGGGCCTCGGACACGTCCAAGGTCATGGGCCGGTGGGACACGGAGACCTTCCGGAAATGGTGGAGCGTGAAGCTGGGCATCCGGCAGGAGACCTTCACCACCCCGGCCATGCAGGCGGGGACGGCCTATGAGGGGAAGATCCTGGATGCGCTGGGCATCCGCACCAGAGACCGGCAGGTACGCATCCACGGGCTGCGGCTGCGGGTGAACTACGACGGCGAGGATGCCCGGATCATTACGGAGGTCAAGACCCACAGCAAGGCGGAATTTCGGGTGAGCAAGGCCTACTGGCAGCAGTGTCAGGTAGAGATGCTGGCAAGCGGATGGGGGCTGCGGCGGCGGAAGGAGTGCCGCATTGCAGCCTACCGGATGACGGAGGCGGAGATCCAGAACTACTTCCTCCCCATCGACATGGGGCGCATGAGCTTCCATCCCATCCCCTATGACGAGGAATGGGTGGAGCGGGCGTATCTGCCGAGGCTGCGGTACTTGGCAAAGTGCCTGAAAATGGGGCAATGGCCCAGAGAGGAGGCGGTGCAGCCATGACGGAGGTCAGCGTGCTGGAGGCCAAATGGATGCAGGACGGGGCGGGAGACTGGCTGTGCCTGCGGGTGCCGACGGCGCTTTCCGCCATGGATGTGGTGGACGAGCTGCAGCCGGGGAAGGAGTACCGGGCGGTGCTGCGGCGGAAGGGCCGGAGCCTCGATGCCAACGCCTATTGCTGGGTGCTGATGGACAAGCTGGCGGCGCATTACGGGGCCACCAAGGAGGGCATCTATCAGGAGGAGATCCGGCAGATCGCCGGAGTCAGCGACATCGTATGCGTGCAGGAAAAGGCGGCGGACGAGCTGATGCGCCGGTGGAGCGGACGGGGGCTGGGATGGATGGCGGAAAAGGCGCCCAGCAAGCTCCCCGGCTGCGTCAACGTGACGCTGTGGTACGGCTCCTCCACCTACGACACGGAACAGATGTCACGGCTCATTGACCGGGTGGTAGAGGACTGCCGGGAGGCGGGGATCGAGACCATGACCCCACAGCAGCTGGCGGCGCTGAAATCCCAATGGGGGGAGGCGCAGCCCATTGGATGATAGACGATGCTTTTTGTGCGGGCGAAACGGGGCGGAGGATCCGCTGGATCGGCACCACATCTTCGGCGGGGCGTACCGCAAGAAGAGCGAGCAGTACGGGCTGGTGGTGTATTTGTGCCACAGGAGGTGCCATATCTTCGCACCCAGCGCCGTACACCAGAGCGCAGGGCAGATGCAGCGACTGAAGCGCTACGGCCAGTTAAAGGCCATGGAGGAGCAGCACTGGACGGAGGAGGACTTCCGGCGGGAGTTCGGGAAGTCCTATTTGTAAGGGTCGATAGGGAGGAACGGAGATGAAGCACCTCGGTGATATTACGAAAATCAACGGTGCAGAAATTGAGATCGTGGATGTTATCACGGGCGGATCGCCGTGTCAGGATTTGAGCATTGCGGGAAAACGCGCCGGATTGGCCGGTGCAAGGAGCGGATTGTTCATGGAGCAGATCCGCATCGTAAAGGAGATGAGAGAGCATGACAGAGCGAACGGACGGACAGGTGACATGGTCCGACCTCGGTTTATGGTCTGGGAAAACGTGCCCGGAGCATTCAGCAGCAACAAAGGGCGAGACTTTGCGGCAGTCCTCGAAGAGATCATCCGCATCGCAGAGCCGGAAGCCCCCGATATTGAAGTGCCTGAAAAAGGCTGGCCAACCTGGGGGGGCTACCACGATGAAGTGGGAGGACGATGGAGCGTGGCTTGGCGAGTGCATGATGCGCAATACTGGGGAGTCCCCCAACGCCGCCGTCGTATCTCGGTTGTCGCAGATTTTGGAGGCGACACCGCAGGAGAAATACTCTTTGAGCGCAAAAGCGTGTCAGGGCATCCTGCGGAGAGCGGAACGGCGGGGGAAAGACTTGCCGGAAACGCTGAAAGCCGTGCTGGTAAAACAGAGCAATGCTTAACAGCATGGGACTGCCAAAGCAAACGGATTTTTGGCACAGAGGGAGAATCCCCGACGCTACAAGGTGGCGTTTGCGGGGGAGTAAATAATCCGGCGATTTTCTGCATGGGAACACAGCAAGGCGGGGCCGAGGTTCGAAGCGATGATAGAGCACCAACCTTGACCGCCGCTGCAGGAATGAGCGAAAACAATCAGCCGGTTGTATGCGCCGGGTTTAAACTCGGCAACAGCGAGCAAGCGCGAAGCATCGGATACGCCGAAGAGCAATCGCCAACGCTGAACGCAGAGTGTGGGGGGAATAAACCGGCGGTGCTGTGCCTGAACGATCAAGGCGGGAATGTGATGGGCGTGAGCCATGATGTTTCCGGGACGCTGAGAGCACAGGAGCATGGGCATCAGCCCACCGTGCTGGATATGAGCCGCGCCTGCGACGTCATCCGAGACTGCGGCGAGGTCGCACCAAGCTTGCAAGCACGCATGGGAACAGGCGGCAATCAAGTGCCGCTGACATATCAAATGCAGGGATTCGGCGATTACCGCGAGGGGGAAGTTGCAAGCAGCTGCAAGCAACGGGACTTTAAGGACAGCACAGACCTTGTGTGCGCTATTGACTGCCGAAACTTCCGTGAAGGCGGCGAAACAAACGGGACTTTGCAGGCAAAATCAAACGGAGGAACCAGCTACAATTTGCAGAACACCGTGAGAACGGGCATGATTGTGCGCCGCCTGACCCCGATGGAGTGTGAACGGCTGCAAGGCTTTCCTGACGGATGGACGGACATAGGCGAGTGGTACGATAGCCAGACCGGCGATGGCTATTGGGTCGATAGTTGTGGGAAACGACACAAAACGGCAGACAGCCCCCGCTATAAGGCACTGGGTAACTCCATCGCCCTGCCTTTTTGGGACTTCCTGGCAAAGCGTATCAGTGCGCAATATCTTCGCCCTGTTACGATGGGCAGCTTGTTTGACGGCATCGGCGGATTTCCGCTGGTGTTCGAACGGCACAACGGCAAGGGCACGGCTCGCTGGGCAAGCGAGATTGAGGAATTTCCTATCGCCGTAACAAAATTGAGATTTGGGGAGGATCGATCTGTGACAGCGCAGTGAAACTGCTATATCAACGCTATAACAACGAACACAACAAGGAGGATGCAGGAATGGACAAATTGCTTTACACAAAGAGAGAGGCGGCGAGGATGCTCTCCATCAGCGAGGACACGCTGGACGATCTGCGGCGCAGCGGGAAACTGAACGGCTACCGGATCGATGCGGGGAACCCCCGTGTGTACTTCCGCCCCGATGAACTGAAGGGATTTGCCGACGGACTGGAGGTGGCAGTATGCTGAACAGGATCGTGCTCATGGGGCGGCTGACCAAGAAACCGGAGCTGCGGCGCACCCAGAGCGGCGTGGCGGTGACCAGTTTCTCTTTGGCTGTGGAGCGGGACTATAAGTCCAAGAGCGGCGAAAAGGAGACCGATTTCATCGATGTGGTGGCATGGCGGCACGCGGCGGAATTTGCCGCCAAGTATCTGGACAAGGGCAGGATGGCGGCGGTGACCGGGTCGCTGCAGGGCCGCAGTTGGGAGGACAAGGACGGAAACAAGCGGCGCAGCATGGAGGTGCTGGCTGACAGCCTGTACTTTGCCGACAGCAAGCGGGAGGAGACCACCGGACGGGGCGTGGATGTGTCGGCGGATGACTTTCAGGAGGTCGAGGACGACGGCGACCTGCCCTTTTAACGGGAGGGCCGTGGGATGGAGCGAAAGCAATTTACTTGGTACCGGAGCTACTACGACGCACTGAAGGAGATCCCGGCGGAGGAGTTTCGGGCCATCGTGCTGGCGGTATGCGCCTATGCACTGGACGGAGAGGAGTCGGAGCTATCCGGTGTGGCGAGGGCCATTTTCACCCTGATCCGGCCCACGCTGGAGGTGGGCCGCAGCAAGGCGGAAAACCGCAGCCGGTCGGAACAAACGTTACTCTCCGACGAACAAGACAGCAACAAACGAGAACAAACGGAAAACAAACGAAAACAAACCGGCAACAAACGAAAACAAACCGACAACAAACCGGAACAAACCCGCAAGGAGAAAGAGAAGGAGAAAGAGAGAGAGAAAGAGAGTGAGAACGATAGTTATTGCTCCCCCCCTCCCCCCTCAGGCCCCAAGCGCTTTGTTCCGCCCACGCTGGCAGAGGTGCAGTCCTATGTGGCTGAACGCCAGTCACCCGTAGATCCGCAGGGCTTTATCGATTTCTACGCATCGAAAGGGTGGATGGTCGGCAAGACCCCCATGAAAGACTGGAAAGCGGCTTGCCGAAATGCAGAGACGTGGGAGCGGTGGAGCAGGACGGAAGACTCCGCGCCGCCCAAAAAGGGCCTTGCACAGGCTCTGACAGACCGGCAGATGGAAAAGTACATGGGATGGTGAGAGTATGGCCGGAGGACACGCAAAGGTACACGTGCGATGCCCCTATTACAGGACAGACAACGGCTCCCAGCGCATTGTGCGCGAGGGGGTGCTGGCGGACGATCCGGTGGTCAGCTGGATGCCGTCCCGTGAGGCGCTGCGGCGGCAGATCACCCGATACTGCGCCGGGGAATACTGGCTGTGTCCGCTGTGCGAGGCCGTGGACGGGAAATATGCAAGACGGGAGGAAGAAAGTGGAAGTGATCATGACCATCGGGCTTGCGCCGGTGACGAAGAAAAATAGCCAGCAGATCTTGGAAAATGCCGGAACGGGGCGGCCCTTCATCGCCCCCAGCCGGGCGTACCGGGAGTACGCCGAGGCGGCGGCATGGTGTCTGCGGACGTATCGGCTGGAGACCATACGGCAGCCGGTGGAGGTGAAGGCGCTGTTTTTCATGCCAACAAGGCGGAGGGTGGATCTGACAAACCTGTTGGAGGCGCTGGATGACGTGCTGGTGGAGGCGGGGGTGCTGGAGGACGACCACAGCGGCATCCTCGTCAGCCACGACGGAAGCCGGGTGCTGTATGACAAGCAGAATCCACGGACGGAGATCGTGATTCGGACGATGGAGGGAGGCGGTGAGACATGAGGCTGCGGCAGGGAGAGCCCTACCGGCTGCCGGAATGCCCCTGTGAGACTTGCCGGAAGCGGTCGAAGGATCTGGGCAGCTGCAGCCAAAGGATGGGCGGGCGGCAATGGCCCGGCTGCGCAGCGTGGATGGTGTGGTTCCGGCGGTGCTGGCAGATGGTAAAATGGGATGCCCCGGAGGCGGGGCAGGAAGGAGTATAGACATGGATGCAGTGGAGTTTATCCGGGAGCGAAACCGGATGTGTAAGCATTTTTGTTGGTGTGCCGAGTGCCCTGCGCATGGTGTGATATGCGGCACAATAGGGGAGGTGAATGACGCCGAAAGGCTTGTTCAGATCGTCGAGGAGTGGTCTGCTGCACACCCAGTCAAGACGCGGCAGAGCGTGTTTCTGGAGCAGTGGCCGGAAGCCCTAGTCGAAGATGACAGAGTCTTGGGTATATGCCCGGCGTTGATTTCCCTTTCACACAGAAGGAATGGAGGCGAGTGTATATCCCCTCGCAAGGAGTGCGGCGGATGTCGCCGTGAGTTCTGGATGCAGGAGGTGGAGTGAAATGACAAAGCAAGAAGCTGCTGCTATGTTAGTGCAGTTGTATGCAGACTACTCTACCCTGTGCGACAAATATGGGTGGCCTCCCAGTGATGGGATGTCAGAGGCAGTAGCAATAGCTGTGCAGTCGTTGAAGGAGGTGGAGTGATGGAACGACTGACGAAGCGAGACACCGATGGACAGGCAATCATGGACTGCGAGAAGTGCAAAGCGGATTGGACGGGTAAGCATGGTAAGCCGATGGTTGACTGCACCGCTCTGTACTGCCGCAATCGACTCAAGAATCGCCTCGCCGCCTACGAGGACACGGGGCTGACGCCGGAGGACTGCGCAAGAGCGACTGAGATTGACGATATTTTGCTGGACGAGTATTACCCAAGCGGAAGAATGCGCGAACTAATTAAGGCCGACAAGGCCGGTCGATTGGTGGTGCTGCCGTGCAAGGTGGGACAGCGGGTGTTTGCCTTGTTGGACACGGATAAGCATATAAGCGAGTGCGAGGTCAAGCAGATTGGTATGGGCAATAAAATCGGCTTTATTGGCCTTGAGCCAATAGGTGCCAGAGGGAGGGAGTATGGCGTAGCGCTAAACGGATTCGACAAGACCGTATTCCTCACCCGCAAGGAAGCAGAGAAAGCATTGGAGGCGATGAAGGATGGATGAACTGAAACCGTGCCCGTTCTGTGGCGGAGACGTTTGCTTTGACACGGCATACAGTTATTTCCGAGATAATATGCTCTACTGCGACGGATGCGACATGGTGTTTACTCTGGACGATTGCGCGGCATCCGACGATGACATCGTCAGAGCGTGGAACAGGAGGGCTGACAATGGGTGAATACATTGACAGGGGAACGTTTAAGAAAAGCGTCGAGGAGCGTTATTGTAAGCCGTGCAAGGCGGAGGGAAAAGACCACAACGGATGCTGGTGTCGTGCTTGTTGGGTTGACGATATGCTCGACGAGGTAGATTGTTTCCAGCCCGCCGATGTGGCCCCGGTGGTGCGGTGTAAGGACTGCGAGTGGTTTGCGGATAATAACGACGGGTCGTGGTTTGGTTGCTGGCTCTTTCAGACCATCCGGATTATCCCAGAAGATGCACCTAAACCTGACGATTTTTGTAGCTACGGTGAGCTGAAGATGGACGGAGGTGGAGATCGATGAAAGACGCAATGCTGGAAGCCTTAGAGGAAATCGAGAACGGTATGTGCCGCATTAAGGAGCGGCGTAGCATTTGGCAGAATAGCCTTGTATATGCTTTATGCCAAGCTGTGCGGCTGCTTCTGATGGACAAGATCAAGGAGGGACGGAAATGAGAATTGACGGCAAAACCCTACCCAACAACCCCATGAGGGCGTACCAGCAGGGCAAGCTGATGGGGACAAAGCAAAACATGGATTTGGTGTCCGAAGTGCTGCTTACAAAATTTGGATTCCACGTGTTGGAGGAAACGCCGGACAGCCACGACACTATGAGCGTTGAGTATCTGCAAAAATGCCTTGTGGAGCTGGTGGACGCAAAAAACAGTGGCTATGTGACCAAGAAGGATATTGCGGACGCTCTGCGGAGCGACTACAAACTAATTAACAACGCAGAGTAAGGAGGCTGGCATGAGCCGAAAACAGACGCTGCCGTATGATGTGCGGCTTGAGTGCATTGCCTATGTCAGAGGTTATCCACGGCGGGTACAGGCGTACAACGATGCAAGGAGCGAGATACTGAGCGGCGGGAACAGTGCAACAGAGGGTATGCCCCGCTCCCCCGGCATTGGTAGACCGGCAGAAAGCAAGGCGGAGCAGCTTGCCGCCATAGAAAACTGGCCGGAAACCAAGAAAATGCGGGCTGTTGAATATGCCATAGACCGATGTGGGCTGGATTTGGAGAGTGAGAGCATCCGTAAACAGCTTACACAGGGGATCATGCGCAACTGTCAGGGCAAGCATAAGTATTCCCGCAACAAGATTGTTGTTCCGGGGATAAGCGAAGCAACATTCCGCCGGAGAAAAGAAAGATTCCTGTTCGACATTGCTACATATTGTGGTTTTGCAGGAAAAGGTGAGCCAAATTCCACCTAATGATGTGCTACAATAGGTACAGTGGATGATAAGGAATAGTCATCCACCCGTCTTTCCACTCAACCCGTTTCCTCCATCTTATGCGCCGCCGGTATTGGGCGCACCTTCTGGCACCGAAAGGTCATACCGGTATAAACAGCCTGTAGGGAAACCTGCGGGCTGTTGTTATATGCCGTGCGCTCGTTGCACCCCAAGATCAGGGGCGGGAGGTCGCACCTCCCACACGGCACAAATATATGCGGGCGGAAGCTGGGAGGAATCAGCTCCGATAGTAAAATTTCGGGTTCGCAGGTTCGAATCCTGTCGCCTGCACAAGAGGCCGGGTAGCACCCGGACACTGTGAGACCGCAATCGTCACGGTCTTGCGTAAAGGCCGGAAACCTGCGCCAGCAGGAGCCGCAGGTAATCTGGGCAGCTCCTCACGCCGCGCTCCCAGTCCTCCAACGTGCGGGTGGGGATACAATAACGGGTGGCAAAGGCCACCTGCGACAGGCCGGTGTGCTGACGGATGTCCCGGATCGTCAGGTGGGCGGCGTCCCAGAGACGCACCAGCAGGTCGATGCGGTCTGCGGGTATGTCCGCGTCTGGTGCATCGCCCCAGACGGAGGACAGCGACCAGTCGGAGACAAAAGCGTCTCGGTCGGAAGAAGAAAGCGCTGCGCTGAACAAGGAAAAAAACAGTTTGTCTGTCATTTTTAGGATCCTTTCATAGTCAAAATTGTAAAAAAGGAAAAGCACCGAAAACCGATGCTTTTCCTGCGTTTGAAGGGTCTGTCCTTCTTGCTATTTCAATCCACGGCGGCAGGATCGAGCCGCACCAGATGCAAGCGCCTCTTGCATCCGACAGAAATAGTTTACCACGCTGCACAGGAAACGTCAAGCACCATCATGACCATGTTCCGCCCGCCGGATATGCGGCGTTTTCAATCTCCCACCGCTCTTCCTGCGTCAGGGTGTTGGCGATCATGTCCGCGATCTGCTGCTGGGTCTTGTATCGTACCGCAATACCGACCTTCGTGACGTCATCGTCGTGGTAGACCGTCCATTCCTCCCGATCCCAGTGGTACTTGCACCAGACGTCGCCGGTAGACTTGTCGTAAAAAATCTCCACATACTCCCCCGTGCGGGAGCCGAGTCCCTTGGTGAAGTTGGAGGCGTTGGCCAATGTCTCCTGGTTGATGTTCCGTCCGTGGGTGTCGATCCCCATGCTCCGTTCCTCCTGTCAAAGATTTTCATGGGCGGGGCTGGTTGGGCCAGCCCCGCACGCAGCGTACCTGCTATCAGGCAATCAGCTCTGCTGCCGTAGCGGCCACGCGCTCCTCGGCGGCGCGGATGCTGTCCGCCTTGCTGTAGGTGTGGGCCACCGGGTCGTCCCGGTAATCGTGCGCGGCGAAGGCGTCCGCTGCGGCCTTGCTGTCAAACCATGCCTCCCGGCAGAAGCTGGATCCCCATACTGCGTAGGTGACGGAATAAAAAGTCTTTTTCATGATATTTTCCTTTCTGCCGCTGTGCGGCTGCACTCTTTTTTGATCTGTCTATATATTACCACGCATTGCGTGGTTTGTCAAGTGGGAAAATTAAAAAATGAAAAATGACACAAGTTTGCACATATTTTTCCGGGAGCCAGCATGGGACAATAGAGCTGGCGGAAGCCCAGATCGCCAAAAATTTCTATGCGGCATAGGTGCCCCGTAAGGGGAGACCACAGCGAGTGACGGGGACTTTCCCTGAAGCGCTAAAGCAGGGCAGGACTGCAATGCCGCACAAACAATGCGCTGGCAGACCGCTGCAAGGGATGCGTCCCAAATAGTCTGCTTACTTCAAACAATTCCAGCGAGCCAAAAGGCTCAATATGCGGGCACATGTACCAAGGTGGCGACGCGGTCTCCAAAACCGTGTGTGGTGGGTTCAATTCCCAACTGTCCGTGCCAAATGTATGCTACCGCATTGCGGCACCACGGAAGGGTAAGACCGCTACATGGGGCTTGCCTGTGCGCTGTATGAAAGCGGCAGGCCGAAAATTATTTGGCTGGCTCCGGCCTATGGATAAAGAAACGGATGCGACCGATATACCGGCGCAGGGCTGAAAAGTTCCGTGGGATACCGGCATTGCTGCACTCTGCGCGAGTGCCGAGGCGTTCAATGGATGTGGCGTGGTGGCGGCAATCTTATGATTAGGCCGCTGTGTAAGCAATTCAAACAGGGTGCAATGCCGGAACCTGTGAAAAAGCGCGGCGCGGTTTGGTGCCGAAATAACTGTGTAACCCATGTTTGAGAGCTTCCAGAAGGCCGCATGGGAGGGGAAAGACTGTTACTGTAGCCAAGGGGTGGGGGCTGGTGACAAAACAGGAGGAAAGCATGGAAATCACAAAACGGCGGCTTGCGGATATTGTGCCGTATGCCGGCAACGCAAAAAAGCATGATAAACGGCAAATCAACAATGTTGCGGAGAGCATCAAGCAATACGGCTTTGTGCAGCCGATTGTGATTGACCGTGATGGAGTTATCGTCATTGGGCATTGCAGAGCGTTGGCTGCTCAGAAATTGGGCATGGAAGAAGTGCCCTGTGTCTGCGTGGACGATCTGACACCGGAGCAAGTGAACGCCCTGCGGCTGGTAGATAACAAGAGCAACGAGAGTGATTGGGACTTCGATCTGCTGGCTGATGAACTGCCTGGTCTCGACCTGTCGGCGTTTGACTTTGACTGGGGGCTGCCGGAAGATACAACGGATGAAGTCGCTGAGGATGAAGCACCGGAGGTTGACGAAGAATCTGACCCAATTACAAAACTGGGCGATATTTGGAAGCTTGGGCGGCACCGGCTTATGTGTGGAGACAGCACGTCTGCGGAATGTGTACAAAAGCTCATGGGGGGGGGCACAAGCAGATCTTTTGCTTACAGACCCGCCATATAACGTTAATTATGGTTCGGTTAGAGATGTGAGCGAAGCCGTTAAGCGGCACCGTAGGACAGACGGGCTGATTATAAAGAACGACAACATGGAAGACGAGACATTCAGACAATTCTTGACTGACGCATTTACGAATGCAAACGAGGCGATGAAGCCAGGGGCAGTCTTTTACATTTGGCACGCAGATAATGAAAGCTACAATTTTAGAGGTGCGTGTAGAGATGTAGGGTGGAAAATCAGGGAATGCCTAATCTGGAATAAGAACACATTCTGCATGGGTAGACAGGACTACCAGTGGAAACACGAGCCGTGCCTATATGGATGGAAGGATGGGGCTGGGCACTTGTGGGCAAGCGATAGAAAGCAGACAACCGTTATTGATATTGACAAGCCGAGCAAAAGCGAATTACACCCAACCATGAAGCCCGTTGCCTTATTCGACTATCAAATCAAGAATAACACCAAGGGCGGTGACATCGTGCTCGATCTGTTTGCTGGAAGCGGTACAACCGTTGTTGCGTGCGAACAGAACGGCAGAAATGCTTATGTTATGGAGTTTGACCCGAAGTATTGCGATGTGATCGTAAAACGGTGGGAGAACTTGACCGGAGAAAAGGCGGTGCTTCTGCATGACTGATGCTCAGGCGACTGTGCGGAGGATGTTGAAGAAAAACCAGCAGTATTTATCCACACAGCAGATGAAAACACTGAACGGGCTGATTAAGTCCGGCGATATTACAGGGGCCATGAATGGCCTGCATACATTGGTGGCGAGAAAGCTGACTGCGAGAAAGGAGGGCGCGTATGGCAAGGCCAAGAAAGGAAATAGATCAGAAGCAGTTCGAGAACCTCTGCGGCCTGCAATGCACGCTTGAGGAAATCTGCGGCTGGTTTGACGTGACCGATAAAACGTTGGATAGTTGGTGTAAGCGCACCTATCATGCCAGTTTTTCCGAGGTATTTAAGCAAAAGCGAGGAGCGGGGAAAATTTCGCTGCGTCGGAGCCAGTGGCAGCTTGCGGCAAAGAACGCAAGCATGGCGATTTGGCTGGGGAAACAGTACCTTGGGCAGCGCGATATTGTGGAGCTGGGTTTGCCGACTGACAACACGCAGGATGACGCATTGAGTGTGAGCCTGCGTGAAATGGCGGAAGGGTTGGAGAGCGATGATTAGCCCGAAGCAGCAGAAAATCCTTGCTTTCCCCTATTCCAAGTATGACGCGCTGATCTGCGACGGTGCCGTGCGTTCCGGCAAGACCTCTATCATGATGTGGGCGTTCGTCCGCTGGGCGATGGAGAATTTCAGCGGTCAGCGCTTCGGCGTGTGTGGCCGCACGGTGGATAGCTGCACCAAGAACATCATCGTGCCGTTCACGGCGATGAGCCTTGCAAAGGAACGTTATCTCATCCGCTGGCGGCGCGGCGACAAGGTGATGGAAGTGCGGCGCGGAGCCGTGACGAATTACTTTGAGGTGTTCGGCGGCAAGGATGAGGCCAGCTATACGCTGATCCAAGGCCGCACGCTGGCGGGGGCGCTGCTGGACGAGGTGGTGCTGATGCCGCGTTCGTTCGTGGAACAGGCATTGACCCGCTGCTCGGTAGATGGTGCAAAGCTGTGGTTTTCCTGTAACCCGGGAAGTCCACAGCATTGGTTTTATACAGAGTGGATACAGAGGAACAAAGAGCGGAACGCGCTGTATCTGCATTTTGAAATGACGGACAACCCCGGGCTGTCGCAGAAAACGCTGGAGCGGTATCAGTCGATGTTTACGGGCGTGTTTTATGATCGTTACATCCGTGGACTGTGGGTGCTGGCCGAGGGGCTGATCTATCCCATGTTTGACGAGAGCTGCATTGTGGACGAGCTGCCGGAAAAGGGAGAATACTATGTTTCCTGCGACTACGGCACACTTAACCCGTTTTCTGCAGGGCTGTGGTGCTGGGACGGCAAGACGGCCACACGCGTCCGCGAGTATTACTATTCCGGGCGCGAGAACCAAAAGAACAAGACAGACGAGGAATACGCTGACGAAATTAAAAAGCTCATTGGCGAGGCGGATGTCAAAAGCATTATCGTTGACCCGTCTGCCGCTTCGTTTATCGAGGTCTTGCGGCGGCGCGGTTATATGGCCCGCAAGGCCAACAACGATGTGACAAACGGGATTATGACTACGGCGCGGTTTTTGCAAGACGGCATTCTCAAAGTGCATCGTGGCTGCAAAGACTGCATCCGCGAGTTTGGGCTATATCGGTGGGACGAAAAATCCGCCGACGACAGTCCAATCAAGGAAAACGACCACGCAATGGACGAAACGCGCTATTTTGCCTATACGATTTTGAAAAATAAGGCGTATAAGCGCGATTATGTCCCCATTTGGAGCAGATAGGAGTGAGAGGCCATCAAAACTTACAATGACCTTGTTGCGGTCGGAGAAAGTGATCAGGCGCGGATTGGGTTTATTCGCGGAGCAATCAACGAGCATCGAAGCTCACACGCATACAAGACGGCGGCGGATGCTGAGGAATATTACAATGGCCTGAATCCGACCATTAACCGCTATGAAAAGATCATCTACGATATGCAGGGCCGTGCCCACACGGATATGTGGACGGCAAACCATAAGCTGGCCAGCCGCTTCTTCGGCCTGGCGGTGGATCAGGAAGTTTCATATCTGCTGGGCAACGGCGTAACCTTTGCGGAGAAGGAAACGCCGAACAAGCTATGTCCGGACTTCGACCAGGAAGTCATGGATGCAGCGCGTGAAGCGAAAATCGCAGGCGTGTCCTTCGGCTTGTGGGATCTGACGCATTTGCGGGTGTTCTCTCTGCTTGAGTTCGTCCCCCTCTATGATGAAGAGGACGGTGCAATGAAAGCCGGTATCCGGTTCTGGCAGGTGGCACAGGATAAGCCTCTGAGAGCGACGCTGTATGAGATCGACGGATTTACCGAGTATTTCCAGCCCAGCGGCGAGGATATGGCCGTCATGCAGCCAAAGCGCAGCTATAAGCTAATCGAGCGCAAGGCGGAGGTCGGCGAAACCGAAATCTATGACGGTGGGAATTATCCGAGTTTTCCCATCGTGCCGCTGAAAAACAACAAGCGGTGTTTATCCGAGATTGTCGGCAAGCGCAACACCATAGACGCGCTGGATCTGGCGTCCTCGAACATGGTTAACAATGTGGATGAGGGCAACCTGATTTATTGGGTGCTGTCTAACTGCAACGGCATGGACGACCTCGACGATGCAAAGTTTGTAGAGCGCTTGAAAACCACGCACGTTGCCCACGCCAACGGCGATGATGGCGCAAAGGTGGAGAGCAAGACCATCGAGGCCCCGTACGAGGGCACGAGCAGCACCATTGATATGCTCAAGAAAAAGCTGTACGAGGATTTCCAGTGCTTTGACGCGGTGGCGGTATCTGCCGGCAACCAGACGGCGACCGCGATCAAGGCCAGCTATGTGCCTCTGGATTTGAAAACGGATAAGTTTGAATCCGAGGTCACGCGGTTTATTGTTGAGCTCCTGCGTCTGGCAGGCATTGAGGACCAGCCGAGTTATACGCGCAATCAGATCATCAACAAGAGCGAGGAAACGCAGAACATTCTTCTGGGTGCGGCGTATTACGATGACGAATACATCACAAAGAAGCTGCTGACGATCAACGGTGACATTGACCAGTACGAGGACATGGCAAAGCGGAAGGCTGCAGAAGAGATTGACCGAAGCTTTGCGGAACCGGATGCGCCGGAGGTGAACGGCGATGGCGAACAGTGACCTCGGCCACAAGCTGACCGACAAGGAGCTTGCAAAGCTGGAGCGGCGTATTGCAAAACTATACCGCGATGCGGGGGAAGAACTGCAAGCCACCATCGACGCATATTTTGAACAGTTCGCCAAGCGGGACGAGGAAATGAAGGCGCTGATCGGCACCGTGCAGAACGGTAAGGAATGGACGGAAGCCGACTATAAGCAATGGCGGCTCAACCAGATCGGGCGCGGGGAACGCTATCAGGCCATGCGCGACAAGGTTGCGCAGAGGGCGACCGATGCAAACGCTGTGGCGGTGTCCTATACCAACGATGCGACGCCGGGTATTTACAGCCTGAACCGCAATTATGCGGCTTACACCATTGAACGTGTCACCGGGAATATCGGCTTTGACCTGTGGGACGAGCAGACGGTAAAGCGGCTTATGGTAGAGCAGCCGGACTTAATGCCGTACTACCCAAAGGACAGGGCACTGAAACGCGGCATCGACCTCGCGTATGGCAAGAAGCAAATCACGGCAAGCGTCACCAGCTCCATCTTGCAGGGAAAGAGCATCAAGCACATGGCGGATGATCTGCAAAAGCGCATTACCACCATGAGCCGCGATTCCGCCATCCGCACCGCTCGTACAGCCGTGACCGGCGCACAGAATGCCGGACGCATGGACAGCTACGCAGCGGCGGAGAAGATGGGGATAAAGCTCAAAAAAGAATGGTTGGCTACGCTGGACGCGCGTACACGCCACTCTCATGCCATGCTTGACGGCGAACAAGTGGCGCAGGACAAGAAGTTTTCTAACGGCTGTCGTTTTCCCGGCGACCCACAAGGACCACCGTGGGAGATATATAACTGCCGCTGTACGCTGATTGCCGCCGTGGATGGGGTAGATACATCAGACGGGCTGCGTAGGACACGCGACGGGCTTATATCTGACGTGACATATGCGCAGTGGGAAGCATCGAAGCAGGGATACAGCGGCAAACAGTTATCCCCATATCACATGGGGAGCGAAAAATCTGCAAAGGATGTTACGAAGAAATACATAGATTCCGCCAAGCCCCGCATGGGTAAGGTGCGATACGAGAACGGGTACCGCTCCAAAAAACACAAAGAAGAAATAAATGTTGCAAATCAAATTAGAGAGCTGTTCGGTGGGAAAATTGTGCTATTGAAAGAATCGCAGACGCCAGGTATGAAAATGCCAGACATGCTGTGGAAAGGGAAGCAATGGGAAATAAAGTCGATTTCCACAGAAAAAGCCGCAGATAGCGCTCTGCGCAAGGCGATAAAGCAGATACACGGGAACCAAGGCGGGGTGATTTTTGATGTTGCCGATGGGATTGATAAGCAAAAACTAATTGATGTATTGGATGCGAGAGCAACAAGAAGCAAATCGTTTAATGCAGATATAATTGCGCTGCATAACGGGTCTGTCCTCTTTGTGCGGCGATATAAAAAATGAGGCAACCCCCCACCAGAACGGGCGGAGGATTACCTCGATAAAACGGAAACATAAGTTTCCTCACTGTCAGTATATGCAATCCCCGTAAAAAAGTCAAGAGGTATTTTGTGATGAGCGTTGAAATCACCGACAACAGCAAAGAAGTCTCTGCTGCCATCAAAGCGGCGCTGCTGCGCGGGCTTGAAAAATGCGGGCTGGTGGCAGAGGGATATGCGAAAAAGCTGTGCCCCGTGGATACCGGAAATCTGCGCAACAGCATTACTCATGTGGTAGACGAGCAGGAACCGGCGGCAATCATCGGAACAGATTCTGAGTACGGTGCGTATGTGGAATTAGGAACCGGCATTTACGCCGAAGGTGGCGGCGGACGGCCTACACCGTGGGTGTATCAGGACGCAAAGGGAAATTGGCATTACACGCGTGGCAACAAGGCACAGCCGTTTTTGAAACCTGCTGCCGCCGACCATGCCATCCAATACCGGAAGATATTGGAGGACGAACTGAAATAGGAGCTAATTGCTTACAAATTGTATGCAGTTGGCTCTTTTTGTTAATTACCGCAAAGGACAGCGGTTTTTATAAAACTATCGTTTCCGAAGGAACGGAACCGAAGAAAAGGAGATAGTGTCATGGCACTTACACGAAAACTTTTGAAGGGTATGGGGCTTACCGATGAGCAGGTTGATACCATCATCGAGGCGCATACCGACACCGTGGACGGCCTAAAGGCGGATGTGACCCGCTACAAGGCCGATGCGGAGAAGCTGCCCGGCGTTCAGAAGCAGTTGGACGACCTCAAGGCAGCGGGTGACGGCGGTTACAAGGAGAAGTACGAGAAGGAACACTCGGCCTTTGAAGCCTTTAAGACCGACATCACGGCAAAGGAAAGCAAGGCGGCAAAGGAAAAGGCCGTGCGTGCTTACTTTGCGAGCAAAAACATCACCGGTGCGAATTTGGACCTTGCGATGCGCGGCTGTGGCGAAGAAATGGCCGCATTGGAGATGGACGGCGACAAGATCAAGGACACCAAGAGCCTTGATGCGCTCGTGGGCGGCACCTACAAGGGGCTTGTCTCCACCACACAGACGCACGGAGCGAATCCCGCCAACCCCCCGGCAAACACCGGCGGCGCAAAATCCCGAGAGGACATCTACAAGAAGGACGATAAAGGCCGCTATGTGATGTCTACGGCGGAGCGCCAGAAAGCGCTTGCCAATCTGATGGCAAGCGAAAATAACTGATTTTTTGAAAGGAGCTATTTATGGCTGCGAAAACTAACGTAACAACTTCTGCACAGTTTACCACTTCCGCCCGTGAGGTGGATTTCGTTTCCCGCTTCGCCGATAACTGGGACGCACTGCGTAACATCATGGGCATTATGCGTCCCATTCGCAAGGCCCCCGGCACGAAGCTGGTTTCCTACAAGGCCAGCGTGGACGGTGGCCTCAAGGGCGGCACCGTGGCAGAGGGTGACGAGATCCCCTTTACCAAGATGAAGGTGGCGCCTGTTGCCTATGGCGACATCGACATTTCCAAGTATGCCAAGAGCGTGACCATCGAGAGCGTGGCAAAGTACGGCGCTGACGTTGCCGTGGAGAAGACCGACGAGGCTTTCCTCGTGGCCCTGCAGAACAAGGTCCTGACCGACTTCTACACCTTCCTCGGTACCGGCACTTTGAAGGTGACCGAGAAAACGTGGCAGCGTGCTCTGGCTATGGCTAAGGGCAAGGTGCTGGACAAGTTTGCCGGTCTGGATAAGGACGTAACCGAGGTGGTGGGATTTGCCAACATCATCGACGCTTACGATTACCTGGGCGACAAGGAGATCACCGTGCAGACGATGTTCGGCATCAACTACGTGGAGAACTTCATGGGCTACCGCACCCTGTTCCTGCTGCCCGAGAAGTACATCGCCTCCAAGAAGGTGATTGCTCTGCCCGTGGAGAACATCGACCTGTACTATGTAGACCCGAGCGACAGCGACTTTGCCAAGCTGGGGCTGAATTACACCGTGAAGGGCGAGACCAACCTGATCGGCGTCCATGTTGACGGCGATTACAGCCGCGCCACGGGCGATATGTACGCCATCATGGGCATGAAGCTGTGGGCTGAGTATCTGGACGGCATTGCCGTGGCTACCGTTTCTGTGGCCGGCGCGGGCTAAATAGGAGGGCAGCGTAATGCTTGAACAAGTCTTACGGCACTTGAACAACTGGTTCCTTGTGGAGATTCACGAGGGCACGTTCGCCGTGGAGAACGGCAGCATTGCGCTGCCCTTTCTCCTGACCAATCAATATTTCCGCATCTGCGGCTCTGTGTTTAATGACGGTCTGCATCAATATCCGGCGGCTGACCTTACGGATGAAACCTTTACCGGAACGGTGTGGGTGTTGGCTGTTCCGAAGGCTGTGGTTTTGCTTGCCGAAGATATCGCCGCGTGGGAAGAAAAGAACGGTGAAGCCGTTTTAAGCCCGTACACGAGCGAAAGCTTCGGCGGGTACAGTTACACAAAGGCAAGCGGCGGAAATGCCGACACGAGCGCCGGGACGGGCTGGCAGGGCGCTTTTAAAGGCCGGTTAAATGACTGGCGCAAGCTCAAGGGGGTGGAACCGTGAGTTTACTGGACGATTTTGCCCACAAGTGCATTTTGATGGAGAAAAAGCGCACGCCTGACGGTGCGGGAGGCTACATCACTGCGTGGGAAGAGGGTGCGGAGTTCCTCAATTACCAGTCTCTTGACACATCGATGGAGGCGCGAAAAGCGGAAAAGGACGGCGTTACCTCGGTATATTCCGCGCTGGTCAATCAGAGCGTTCCCATCGAGTACAACGATTATTTCCGCGATACGGAAACGGGGATTACCTATCGTGTGACCTCGAATCCCGAGGAAAAAGCTGCGCCAAGGTCTGCGGGGGCGACCGTCCGAGCACTGAAATTCTTCACCGCGGAGCGAAAGGAGCTGCCGAAATGACAAAGGACAAGGCACTCCATGCGTGGTTTTCCCAATTCCTCCCGTCGTATCCGACCTCGAATGTGCCGGAGGATGCGACCTTCCCGTGGCTGACCTATGAGCTTATCACAGGATCATGGGAGAGCGGCGAGACCGCGCTGACGGTCAACCTCTGGTATTACACCGAGAGCGAAGCGATGCCCAACGCAAAGGCACAAGAAATCAGCGAAGCAATCGGCATGGGTGGCTGTATGGTCGCCTATGACGGCGGAGCAATGTGGATCAAGCGTGGCTCCCCGTGGTGTCAGAACATCGCAGACGAAAGCGATAAAAACATCAAGCGAAGGTATCTCAACATCACGGTGGAATACCTATCGCAAAACTGATGAAAGGAAGAAAATATGAAATTCACAAAAATTCCCTCTGATGCATTTCAGAAGCTCCAGATAAACGCCGGTATTCTGACTACCGATTTTACCCCGGCCACCGGCACCATCGGGGAATCGGGGCAGATTGGCGCGACGACCGGCGGCATTAGCTTTACCGCAACGCCCACCTATAAGGACTATGGAGAGGACATCGACAACTGCCCCAAGAACATGAAGGAACTGAAACGGGTGGATTCCTGGGAGGCGAAGATTGCGGGTACGTTCATTAACGCAGACACCAAGATTGCAAAGAGCCTTTGCGGTGCTGCCGATGTGGGTACCAGCGATGGGAAGGTCACGCCTCGGAACGATCTGTCGGACGCTGACTTTGCCGACATCTGGCTGGTGGGCGACTACTCCGACAAGAACGGAGATAAAAATGGCGGCTTCATCGCCATCCACCTGATGAACGCACTGTCTACCGGCGGCTTCCAGCTGAAGACCAGCGACAAGGCGAAGGGGCAGTTCGCGTTTGAGTATACGGCCCACTACTCCATGAGCGCACAGGACACTGTGCCATTTGAAATCTACATCAAGGCCGGCACGGCGGAGGCGTAACACCATGAAACTGTCAACAATTAAAGGGGAGCGAGTGTTTGATGTTATCGCAGACATTATCGATCCTATTGCCAACATAGCCGAGGACAAAGAAGCCGCAGCGTTGTTTCAGCGGCAGAAGCTCCCGGATGGCGTAAATGCAAAGGACTTTGTGTTGGCAAGGGTTAAAAAATCTGCTCCGCTGCTTTTGCGTGGGCACAAGAAAGATCTGATCGCAATTTTGGCGGCTGTGGAAGGCGTGCCTGAAAAAAAATATGCCGCTGGGCTGACGCTTGCCAAGTTGTTGGTTGATGTTACTGAGCTTATGACGGACGAGGCCTTTACAGACCTTTTTACATCTGCGCAGACCGAAACGGCAGAAACGCCGTCCGGCTCTGTGCAGGAGAATATCGGGGAAGCCAAAGAGTAAAGCCATTTCTGTCATACTGTGTAGTGCGGTATAAGCAGGATGCAGAAGAAAAAGCATATCGAATTTATGCTGCTGACCTGCTTAAAGTAATATGCGAGCGATGCGCGGGCGTGTCAATCGATAAGCGATATATTGAAATTATAGATGTGAGCAAAAAAGACAACCGCTCCTGTGAAGAAATCACCAGCGATATTGTCAATCGGTGCGGGTTACAAGTTAAAAAAGCCGCCCCGTGAAGGGGCGGCGGGCGAATATGCGTTACTTGAGGACATAATCAGAAATCATTCTTCCGATTTTCCCGATGTCTGTGCCTCCCTTAAACTCAAACTTTGCGACATAACCATTGGAGAATGTCAGAACAAGTTCGCTATCCGGGATGATTTCGGCAAATCCTGGGGTTTGCACGGAGAAAAACTGCACTTTCGAATAGGGCATAGAGCTGAAGGACTTGCGCTTTCCTGTAATCCCCTGTACATCAACCGATATGACTCGCTTGTTAGTAAAAATCAGCTGGTCGCGGACGGTCTTAAATGCGGCAGCGATTTCTTCCCCATCAATCAACAAGCCATTCACTTCGCCACGCACATCAGAAACGGGAATCGGCTTTAAGTCCCACGCAGAATCTTTGTTAAAACTTATCATAAATAATCCCTCCTTGCCGATAGCATACCATACTCCCAATGGAATGTCACGAATAATTTTCAGAATTTACAAAGAGAGCGAGGTGAACGCATGAATCTTCTTGATCTGTTTGTGAAAATATCTGTGCAAGACGAGGCAAGCGAAAATGTAGAGACATTATCAGGAAAATTCAAAAATGGGCTTGCCACTGCGGCTAAAGTCGGCGCCGCAGCTGTAGGTGCGGCTGCTACCGGCATTGCTGTGCTTACGAAAAATGCGCTTAACAACTATGCTGAGTATGAACAGCTAGTCGGTGGCGTTGATACGCTATTCAAGGATAGCTCTGCAAAAGTTCAAGAATATGCAGCAAATGCATATAAGACTGCTGGCCTATCCGCTAACGAATATATGGACACAGTTACAAGTTTTTCTGCGTCCTTGCTGCAATCGCTTGGCGGTGATACAGAAGCGGCGGCAGACATGGCTAATGTTGCAATCACGGATATGTCTGATAATGCCAATAAAATGGGCACGGATATGGCATCTATCCAGAACGCCTATCAGGGGTTTGCAAAGCAGAACTATACCATGCTTGATAACCTGAAGCTTGGCTATGGTGGAACAAAAGAAGAAATGCAGCGCCTTATTGACGATGCAAACGCTCTAAACGCTGCCCAAGGTAAATACACAAATTACAGCATTGAAAGCTATGCGGATATTGTCAGCGCAATCCATGATGTTCAAGTTGAAATGGGCATATACGGAACAACGGCAGATGAAGCAAGCACCACCATCCAGGGCTCTGTTTCATCCATGAAGGCCGCATGGGTCAATCTGCTGGTTGGCATTGCTGACGATAACGCCAATTTTAAGACACTTACAGAGCAGTTCGTTGATAGTCTTGTTACCGTTGGTGAAAATATTATCCCGCGTATAAATATCATCATCCAAGGGCTTACGCAACTCATAACAGAAGCGTCCCAGACAATCATTCCGTTGGCTGTGCAGATTTTGCTTGAAAACCTGCCGAGCATTGTTGCTGCTGGCATGGATTTAATCATTGCGCTTGTAAGCGGCATCCTTGACAACATCGATATGCTGATTGACTGTGTTCTGGAAATGGTTGATGTCATAGTCGATAAGCTGATTGACAACTTGCCGAAGCTGATAGATGGTGGAATCAGGCTGATTGCTGCACTTGCTAATGGACTGATTCGTGCCATACCGAATTTGGTATCGAAAATTCCCCAGATTATTTCGTCTATCGTGAAGGGGCTTATCAGCGGCATCCCTGCAATTTTCGATGTCGGCAAGAACATAGTCGAAGGACTTTGGAACGGCATCAAAAGAATGGGTTCGTGGGTTTCTGGAAAAGTAAAAGACTTTTTCGGTGGAATTGTAGGTGGAGTTAAGGATTTCTTGGGCATCCACTCCCCGTCTAAAGTGTTCGCCGGTATTGGCGGCTTTATGGCTGAAGGTTTGGGCGAAGGCTTTGACGATCAATTCAAGTCCGTAAAAAAGGGCATTGAAAACAGCATGAACTTTGACGCTGGCATCATTACGGCAGATTCAAACATCAGCAGGCACGATACAAGCGGTTCTTACGGAGCGGCAAGCACAAGCGGTGGCGGCGATTCCGGCAAAATTGTAATGCTGCTGGAACAGTATTTGCCTATGTTGGCAAATATGAAAGTCATCATGGACAGCGGTCAGGTTGTCGGTTTGCTTGCCCCCGGCATGGATGAAGAACTGGCCAAAATCAACGCAAGGAGGGCGAGGACCGTATGATGGGGAAAGTATTTTTTGACGGAAAAGACACCTACACAGAATACGGCTTGCTGCTTGCAAGCAAGTCCATAGCTCTGCCGGAAGTCCGCACGAACATGATCGATGTTCCGGGCCGGGACGGCCTGCTGGATGCATCCGAAGTGCTGACCGGAGAAGTCACCTATAAGAACCGTACTATTACGCTGAAGCTCGCCGGCGTGGACACGGTGAGCGGCAAGACATGGCCTGCTACGATTTCCGATTTCTGCAACAAAGTCCACGGCAAGCACGTTAAAATAACATTCCCCGAGGACACTGCCCATTTTTACAGTGGGCGGTGCTCCGTTGGGCAAGTGGAGCTTGTCAAAATGATGCAGACCATCCCGGTCACGGTTGACTGCGACCCGTGGAAATACAAGAACGCAAAAACCACTGTTTCCCGCTCTGATTTGGACACGGCGTATAAACAGCTTGCGCTACCGAATGAAAGCCGCCCTGTTATCCCAACAATCACGGTGGCGCAAGATACCGTATTGCTTTGGGGCGGCAACACAATCAACGTCAGCGCAGGGGATCACATTTTGCCAGCCGTTAGGCTTGCGGCCGGCAACAACATCTTGAAAGCCAAAGTCGCAAGCGGAACGGGAAGTATCACTGTGACGTATCAGGAGGCGAGTATGTAATGTATCAGATAAAATACAAGGACTACATACTGCATGATATGCGCCTTGCGGATGAAAAACTAATCATCCGCGATCCTTCTGTGAAGCTGGCAGTAAGCAAGGCCGGGGAAATGTCCTTTACGGTGGACGCAGAACATCCCTATTTAAGCAATCTGCGCCGCATGAGCGGCCTTGTGGAGCTGCTGGACGGCACTTTGCCCATATATAGAGGGAGAATCACCAGCGATACAAAAGACTTCTATGGGGCGCACAAAATCGAAACAGAGGGCATTATGGCGGTACTGAATGACAGCATCATACCACCGTTCAACTTCCCAGAGGACTTTACGGAGGACGCTTCCTATAAGGCCGCCGCCGCAAGCGGGAATGTGGTGGAGTTTTTCTTCCGCTGGATTCTGTCACAGCACAATGCGCAGGTGACCGCAGAGCAGCAGATCAAGCCCGGCGTGATTACCGTGTCCGACCAGAACAATTACATTACCCGCAGCTCTGAGGAGTACGCCACGGCGATGTCCACGATATCCGACAAGCTGATTAAATCGGCTTTGGGCGGGTATCTCCTGATTCGATATGAGGATGACGGGAACTATCTGGATTATTACGCTGCGTTGCCGCTCACAAATACGCAGTCTGTGGAATTTGCTGAGAATCTCCTTGACCTTTCCAGCGAGACGGACGGAACAAACATTTACACCGCTATTCTGCCAGAGGGCAAGGACGGCTTGACCATCGAAGCGCTGCCAGATGGTGATTTGACAGATGACCTTGTTAAATCCGGGCTTACTATTTATAGCAAGTCTGGCATGGCCACATACGGGCGCATTACCCGGCACATCAAATGGGATGATGTGACTGTTGCCGCCAACCTTCAGACCAAGGCGAAGGCGGCGCTGGCTGACAATGGGCTGTCCATGCCGGAGACCATCACCTGCAAGGCAGTTGATTTGGGCTGGCAAGATGGCATCCAGCATTTCCGGGTGGGCCGGATGACGGCCCTTTTCAGCACTCCGCACGGCTACAGCGCATCCTATCCGCTGATGGAGTTGGCCCCGGATATTCTTGACCCCGGCAACACACAAATCACGCTGGGCGCTACCCAGCAAACCTACACGGGGGCGCAGATAGATGCCAAGCGTGAAACGGATAGACGCATCGAAAGCACACGGCAGGAGATTTCTGAGCGGGTGGACGAATCTTCAAGCCAAGTGATTCAGGCCACACACCAGCAGATTACCGATCTGCAGCAGAATGTCAACTCCATCATCCTGTCCGCTCTGGAAAACTATGTAGAAACCGGGGATTTTGACAGCTACAAAGAGGAGGTCAGCACAAAGCTGTCTGTGCTGACTGACCAGCTGAGCATTGACATCACTAAGGTAACCGAGCGCATTGACAAGGTGGACGGTGATTTGCAGCGTAAATACAGCGAAATCACAAAGGCTTTCCGTTTTACGTCTGACGGCCTAATCATTGGCGAAACGGGCAATGAAATCCTGCTGCGGCTGGACAATGATGTGTTGCAGTTTGTCCGCAATAACACACCGGAGTTGCAGATCACCGCAGAGGGCGTGGAAGCAATGCGTATCAAGGTATCTATCCTCTGCATCGGAAACGTGGTTTGGACGGAGGACGAAAACGGCGATGTAATTGCCAGTTGACAGGAGTTGAGAACATGGCGTCCATTTACAGCAGCACAAACAAAGGCTGGCGCTTGCGTCTGGATTGGTCAATCACAGGCCAGTCTATCGCAGACAACAAAAGTACATTAAGTCTTGATTTGTGGGTATATGATGGAACCGGATATTCCCAAAACGAGAGCAGCGGCGAAGCGTATTATATACTTCAGGGCGAAAAACGATGGAATCCGTATAATTACAGTTCCACCGGATGGTACAAACTGGGCAGCAAGACTATTACAGTCAGCCATAATGCAGACGGCACGAAAAGTATTGCGCTGACAGCAGAATGGGACTGTGGCTTTGACAGCTCCTACACACCACGCCATTTGTCCTTGTCGGAAACGGTGACGCTGACTACCATTCCAAGAGCGTCCACGGCCACCACAAGCGGCTCCACGCTGGGGGAGACCTTGACCATCACCATCAAGCGGGCCAGCAGCAGCTTTAAGCACAAACTCTATTACACATGCGGCATCGTCAAGGATCAACTGATTGCAGAGAATGTAAGCACATCGTACAGTTGGAATGCGCCGCCTGTGTCTCTGGCACAGCAAGCGCCAAACGCAGAGACTGTGGCGCTCACACTCACGGTCAAGACGTACAACGGCAGCACCTATGTTGGGGCGTGGTCAACGGCTGTTAAGCTTGCCGTGCCGTCAACCGTGGTTCCGGCCATGTCTGTTGCAATCAGCGATCCAACAGGAGTGTCCGACACCTATGGTGGATATGTTCAGCTGCGTAGCAAGGTCAAGGTAGATATCACCGCATCCGGGGCGCAAGGCAGCACTATCAAGTCATACAGTATCAAGGTTGGCGGCATCTACGCTGCTACATCGGCCAGTGGGACAACGGACTATTTGCCCGATTCCGGCGAACTGACTGTTTCTTGTGCCGTTACAGATAGCCGGGGGCGCACGACTACAAAGACACAAAGTATCACTGTCCTTGCTTACAGAAAACCAGCAATTACTGCTATTTCTGCCGCCCGTTGCAATGCCGATGGCACAGCAAACCGGGCTGGAACTTATGGCAAGGTGACTTTCTCCGGGGCCATTACTTCTCTTTCTGCCAAAAACACCGCATCATATGCGGTACAGTATAGGGAAGTCGGCGCTGAAGATTGGACTACGGCAGGCCGACCGGCGGCGGGAAACTACGATCCTGCTGATATTTCTGCCGTGTTTGCCGCAGACAAAAGCAAACGCTACGAAGTTCGGGTTGTGGCAACCGATGCCTTTGAAAGCATTGGCTCCACGTTGCGTGACCTCCCGGCAGCATATGCTCTATACCATCTGGCAAAGCATCTGCTATCTGTGGGGCTGGGCCGTCTCTGTGACAAGGCAAACGCAATTCAAGTGGGGCTGGATGTTTATTTTGATAGGGATGTACAAATAGACGGCACACTGGCGGTAGGAGGGACGACGCTGCTGGATTATGCACATCCGGTGGGGAGCGTATATATCTCCACTGCGGCCACCGACCCTGTCGATCTTTTTGGAGGCGGGACGTGGGAACGCATAAAGGATGTATTCCTGTTGGCTGCGGGTGATACATACGCAGCTGGGGCCAGCGGCGGAGAAGCAGCGCATACACTGACCGCAAATGAGATGCCGAGCCATACGCACAATCCGGCCAATCAGCCGGGGTATTACGGCTTTATCACCAACAGCCAGAAGGCGTTCACCGTGGGTGATATGGGCGTTCAGAGCGGCAGCGGGCGGTACTATCCCTACGCATCGGCGGCATTTGACATCAGCCGAAACACGGCAACCGGTGCGACCGGCGGAGGGAAGGCTCATAACAATATGCCGCCATATCTGGCGGTGTATGCTTGGCGGCGAACAGCCTAATTGTCTCGCTGCGGGTCAATGGAAAATGGGGGTGTAAGGAGGTGATACCACCTTATAACATAGCCCCAGAGGAGAAAGGAAATTACTGAATGGAAACAATCGTCGTAGCTCTCATCACCGGCGGCCTGTCGCTGCTGGGGGTAATCATCACCAGCAACAAGACCACCCGTGATGTGCAGGCCAAGCTGGACACGCAGCAGGCCGTCACCGACACCAAGCTGGATGAGCTGACCCGTGAGGTACGGGAGCACAATAACTTTGCCCGCCGGGTCCCGGTGATGGAGGAGCAGATCAAGGTAATCAACCACCGGCTGGCCGATCTGGAGCAGACGGCCAACCACTGAGCATCGCAAATCTAAAGTATGAGGAGGGATATGTATGTATCGAGGTACAACCCCCACGCTGACATTCCGCCTGCCCATCGACACGGGGAGCATCACGGTGCTGTCCTTGGCCGTAGCGCAGGCCGGACAGGTTAAAATCGAAAAAGCATTGTCGGATGTACAGCTGGACGGGAATGTTGTCTCCTGCACGCTGACGGAAGCCGAGACCCTGTCGCTTACTGCCGGGAGAGGCATTGACGCAAAGATACAGCTCCGGGTGGGCGTAGGCGGTCAGCGCATGGCATCTCAGGTATTCGAAGTGCCTGTGGAGCGTATTCTTCGGGATGGTGCGCTATGATCGAGTTTGCGGTAACTTTTTCTCCCGGCGCTGATCTGGATGTCAACATGGGGCAGGTGATGGAGGTGTATGCTACCGAGGAGCGGACGGTGGAGCTGTCTATGCCCTCCGGCAATCAGGTCATCCTGCCCACCAGCAGCAAAGGCATGCGTAAGGTGACGATTCAAAAACCGGACACCCTTTTGGCCGAGAACATCAAGAAGGATGTTGTGATCGGCGGCGTGACCGGCGCCCTTGAGGCACCACCGACAGGCCCTTATATAGAGTATACGTCCCTCGACAGTTCTGGTAGAGTGTTTACTGCTAAATTTCGAGGAACCATTGTTCCAGAGTATGCATTCGCTTATTTGGCGGAATTGACATCAGTAGATATGCCAGACAATGTAATTGCAATTGGTGATAATGGTTTTTATCGCTGCCCAAAGCTCCAATTAACAAGTCTCCCACCCGGAATTACCTCACTCGGAGATTTTGCATTCTCTGATTGTTCAAAGCTAGCGTTAACAAGCCTCCCTTCTGGAATCACCTCAATTGGAGACCAGGCATTTAGGGATTGCTTTAGTCTCGCATTGACAGGTCTTCCTTCTAGAATTACCTCAATCGGAGATTACACATTTAGGAATTGTTCAAAGATGGTACTAACAAGTCTCCCTTCTGGGATTACTTCAATCGGAGATTTTGCGTTTCTCAACTGTTACCAACTATCAATGACGACCCTGCCTTCTGGAATTACCTCAATCGGACAGTATGCATTCAACAATTGCCCAAGGCTCGCATTGACAAGTCTCCCTTCGGGGATTACCTCATTACCAACAGCCGCATTTCAGTACTGTCCAAAATTAGCATTGACGACCTTCCCGTCTGGAATGACCTCGATTGGAGCTTATGCATTTAGGCAGGGTACAGGTCTCGCATCAATAACCCTTCCCCCCGCACTCACTACAATCGGAGATTTTGCATTTGCCAATTGTACTGGGTTAGAAACGGTTAAATTTACGAGCACGGTATCCTCAATCCCAAATGGAGTATTTTCCGGGTGCCCAAAACTGTCTACCATTTATGTTCCGTGGTCGCAGGGGCAAGTAGCAAATGCTCCTTGGGGTGCGAGCAATGCCACCATCGTTTACGATTATTCTGGGGAGTAAACAAAGACTTATCAACATTTTTTGTGTGCCCGAATCGGGCACGGAAAGGAGAAATTATGGAAACTTTTGGCATCGCAAGCGTGGCGGTCATCACCGTCATCACCTACCTCGTGGGGCTGGTGGGCAAGGCCAGCAGCATGAACGACAAGTGGATCCCCATCCTGTGCGGGGTCTGCGGCGGTCTGCTGGGGGCTGTCAGCTACTATCTGGCACCCATCCCGGACTTTCCGGCTGGTGATCCCATCACCGCCATTGCCGTGGGTATTGTCAGCGGTCTGGCGGCCACCGGCATCAATCAGGCTGTCAAGCAGCTCAGCAAGGGGGAGTGAGATATGGGTAAGCGCATCACTGCCGCATATCCCATCGCCAAGGCGGGCGGTATCCCCATCAACACCAGCATCCCGGCCAGCAAGGAGACCTATGACCGGCTGGGCGGGCGGGACGTGGCCTTTGTGGTGCTGCACTACACGGGCAACGTTAGTGACACCGCCGAGGCCAACTGCAAGTATTTCGCAGGCGGCGACCGGGAGGCCAGCGCACATTACTTCGTGGATGAGGACAGCATTTACCAGTCCGTACCGGCCTGTGACCGGGCGTGGGCAATAGGCTCTGCCCATCCGGTACATCCCCTCTGCCGCAACACCAACAGTATCTCGATCGAGATGTGCTGTTCCGGGAACTACCATGTTTCCGAGCGCACCAAGGCCAACGCTGCGGCACTGACGGCGGAGCTGTGCAAGCTGCTGGGCATCTCCGGCGTGGACACCTACGTCCTGCGGCACTACGATGTGACCGGGAAGTCCTGCCCCCGGCAGATGGCAGGGAAGAACAATGCGGAGTGGGAGGCGTTCAAGGCCAGCGTCAAGGCGCTGCTGAACGAGCAGCCCAAGCCCGCACCCACACCGACGACGAAGGAGGAGACGATCAACATGGAACTGCGTATGCTGCGCCGTGGCATGGAGGGCAATGACGTCCGGGCCGCCATGCTGCTGATGAAGGACAAGGGCTATTACTCGTATGAAATTTGGAGCGGTGACAAGCTCTTTGGCCCCAAGATGGAGGCCGGTCTGCGGGAGATGCAGGCAGACCACGGTCTGGGCGTGGATGGTATCTTGGGCTCCAATAGCTGGAATTTCCTGCTGAAATAAGTGGTAAAATAAATCCACTGGAGGGCGCAGAGGACACCGCTACGCCGGCCTCACGCCCGTGCTAAACATCCGCACCTCCACGGCACACCGTGGGAAATGATAGATCAGCACAAAAGGATCCGCAAAAAACTATCCACTATGGCACCATGCCGCGCCACAGAAACAATCCGTGCGGTAGGGCTACCGAAAGACGAGGAAACCTGTGTAATTGACGTGGACGTTTTTGGCCGCACCTGCGTACAGACGGCGGCAAAACTACATATCAGCGTAGATGGATTTTACAAATTGCGCCGCCGCGCATACCAAAAACTGGCGGATGCATTCGATTCCTAAAAGTAGCCGCGCCCTTTTTGGGTGCGGCTATTTTTAGTTTTTGCACACAATTGGTGTACACTGTAACTACATTATTGCAGAATCAAGGCAGAATCCGGGCAGTTTATTTGCCCGGATTTCTTTTATTATAGAGGCAAGGAGGCGGGAATATGTACGAGCGCTTAATTAAATGCGGGTTTACCGCGCAAATGGCGCAGGATATTTGCATTCTGTACGCAGACGATCCCCAGGGGCTTTTAGCGTATGTGGAAATTGCTGAAAGCCTATATAGGGGTTGCAATCATGTATAAATATTTTAATCCAAATCCCTGCGGGAAAAACGTGTCCGATTGCACTGTCCGTGCGATCTGTAAGGCCACGGGAAAGGATTGGGGCGAGGTTTATCTCCGGCTGTGCATGCGTGGCTACTTGGACGGTGATTTACCCAATGCAAACGCCTGTTGGGGCGCATATCTGCGGTCATTAGGCTACCGGAGATACATCATACCGGACACTTGCCCGGACTGTTACACGGTCGGCAGGTTTGCCGATGAGCACCCGCACGGGACTTATATTCTTGCCCTCTCTGGGCATGTAGTGTGCGTTCAGGACGGGATTATCTATGACAGCTGGAACAGCGAGAACGAAATCCCGCTTTATTTCTGGGACAAAGAAACGGAGGAATGAACATGGCATATCCCTATTTCAACCCCTATTATCCGCAGCCGATGCCGGACAACCTCATGCAGATGCGGCAGATGCAGCAGCCACAGATGCAGCCCATGCAGCAGCCTATGTCGCAGCCAGTGCAACAGAACCCCATCGCACAAGGCGGCGTACAGTGGGTAAGCGGCGAGCAGGAGGCAAGAGGTTATCTCATTGCGCCCAACTCTGCCGTAGCACTGTGGGATTCCACCGCCCCCACCGTTTACCTCAAGCAGGCAGACGCAAGCGGGAAACCGACGCTCAAGATTTATGACCTCGTAGAACGCACAGAAACGACCCCTAACGCGCCACAAAAGCCGGGCGTGGAATTTGTCACCCGCGAGGAGTTCGACCGTCTGGCGGCGCTTGTGGGCGAAATAAAGGGTAAGAAGAAACGCAAGGTCGAGGAGGACGAAGACGATGAGTAACCCGTTTATGGCTGCGCTGGGCGGCGGGCAGGGGCCTATGGGGAACTTTGCCCAGATGGTTCAGCAGTTCACCCAGTTCAAAGCAAATTTCAAGGGCGACCCCAAAGCCGAGGTCGAAAAGCTCTTGCAGAGTGGTAGGCTAAACCAGCAGCAGCTTAATCAGCTACAGCAGATGGCGAAGCAGTTTCAAAGCCTGATGCAGTAATCATCAACATAAATCAACATCGTGGCCACGATTTGATGAATAAAAATTTTTCAAAGGAGTGATACTATGTCTCTTTCTGACGGCGGCGTTCAGGCCACTATGCCTGTTGCGCCTACCGGCATGATGAACAGCGGCTTTGGCGGCTTCGGCGGCGATGGCGCGTGGTGGATCATCATTCTTTTCCTGTTTGTGTTCTGCGGCTGGGGCGGCAACGGCTGGGGAAACAACGCCGGCAATTCCGGCGGCGTGGTCGACGGCTATGTGCTGACCTCTGATTTTGCCAATGTCGAGCGCAAGATCGACAGTGTAAATCAGGGCCTTTGCGACGGATTTTACCAGCAGGCGCAGCTTGTCAATGGCACCAACATGGCGATGGCAAACGGCTTTGCACAGGCCGAGCTTTCCCGCAGCAACCAGCAGGCGGCGCTGATGCAGCAACTCAACGCCATGCAGATGCAGGCCGCTAATTGCTGCTGCGAAAACCGTGCAGCTATCGCCCAGGTGCGCTACGACATGGCGACGCAGGCGTGCGACACGCGCAACACCGTGCAGAACGCCACGCGCGACATCATTGACGCAAACAACCAGAACAGCCGCGCCATCCTCGACTTCCTGACGCAAAGCAAGCTGTCCGACCTCCAGACCGAGAATCAGAATCTGAAGCTGGCGGCATCTCAGGCCGCGCAGAACAACTATCTGATCTCGCAGCTGCGTCCTTGCCCTTCGCCTGCCTACATTACTTGTAACCCGTGGGCAGGTAGCGGTTACGGCGGCTGCGGATGCAATCAGGGCTGCGGCTGCTGACAACTGCATAGCATAGCTTTTTGCCGACAACGGCGAAATGGTCGGCCCCGTGCCGATACTACGATAACGCGGCGGGGCAATCGCTCCGCCGCTGTATTTTTAGAAAGGAGTTTTCCATGCCTGAATACACTGCTGTTGCTGCACAGACCGTAGCGGCAAATCAGAACGTGCTTTTTACCGAGGCGCCAATCCCCCGCACAAAGGGCCTTGTGACCCATCGCGTAGGCTCTGGCCTGTTTAATCTCCGGGGTAACTGCTCCCAGTGCCGCGTCCGCTACAAGGTGGACTTTATCGGCAATATTGCCGTAAGCGCCGGCGGGACCCCCGGCCCCATCTCCGTTGCCATTGCGGTTGACGGTGAACCTCTGCCGTCCTCCGTTGCGACGGTGACGCCCACAGCGGCGGAGGCGTTTTTCAATGTGGCGGCATCCGAGTACGTTGACGTTACAAAGGGCTGCTGCGCGTCGCTGTCCATCCGCAACGTTAGTGGCGAGGACATTGACGTGAGAAACGCAAACCTTATCATTACAAGAGTTTGCTGAGAAAGGAGAATGAACAATGGGTATGAAATCTATGTATGACCTGCGCGATATGCTCTGCAAGGAGCTGGACGAGATTACCCGCAAGGGAGAACTTGGTGCGGGTGACCTCGACATCGTGCACAAGCTGACCGACACCATCAAAAACATTGACAAGATCGAGATGCTGGAGGATGACGGCTATTCCCAGCGCCGATATTCCCGGGACGGTGACTGGGAGGCGGACATGCGCGGAACCTATGGTAAAGGCAGCTCTTATGCCCGACGGGGCACCCATTATGTCCGCGGCCATTATTCCCGGGACGGTGCCCGGGACGATATGAAGCGCCAGTTGCAGGAGATGCTGGACAACGCCGACGACGAAAGCATCCGCAGAGCCATCCAGCGCTGCATGGACACGATCGAGGACTAAAGGGGGTGCACCCCTATGGTCGACGAGAATGAGGTCAAGCGCTGGATAGCTCGCCTTGAAACAGAAGAATCGAGCTGGACAAACTATGAGAAACTGGCGGCGCTCTACATTATCCGTAACGAGCAAGGCGGGGAGCAACTGCAGGCAAAAGCGCCCCCAATGCTGTATTCTGCAGAGCCTGCGCCGGCCAAGAAAATAAAACCCTCCGGCAGTGAATTTTTGAAAGCGGTCGGGAATGTAGCGCAGGATAGGGCGTGGGAAGTTATGGACGAGCTTATGGACACACTAAAAATCGTCAATGAGAAAGCTTATAACAGCGTCCTAAAAAAACTAACCTAAATCGCTACTACTAACACGTTACTAACAAAGTTAATCTTGGTAAAAATAAAAAAGTCCGGGAACCCTTGAGATTCCTGGACTTTTTTGGTGGAGACTGCTGGACTCGAACCAGTGACCTCCTGCGTGTGAAGCAGGCGCTCTAACCAGCTGAGCTAAGCCTCCCTATTCGGCAACCCTTACGAGTTGCCTTGTGGTGACCCGTACGGGACTCGAACCCATGTTACAGCCGTGAAAGGGCCGTGTCTTAACCACTTGACCAACGGGCCGTAAATTTTACCCCTGTTGGGGAAAACGGGTGAGACACGATTGCATCCCACCCGTTTCATGGTAGCGGCGACTGGATTCGAACCAGTGACACTGCGGGTATGAACCGCATGCTCTAGCCAACTGAGCTACGCCGCCAT